ATCACCCCCGCGCCGCCCCCAGATACTCCCACTCCAGCAACCGCAGATCCTCCAGCAGCCACACCCGGTCACGGCGCTTCACGCCCTCATCCTTGGCGCATTGGATGAACACCCCGTAATCGAGGCCCACGGGGCCAGCCATCCCCACCCGCCACTGGGTCTGCATCTTCAGGAACCACGCCAGCGCTTCGCAGTTCTCCGGCAGGATCCCGAACGTCTTGGGCCGCTGCTCCACCTCAGGCGCCACCAGGCCGAACATGGCTGCAGCGTCGGCGGCATCCTTGCCGTCGTCAGCCTCACCTTTCGCGGCGCCAGCGAGGAACAGCGCCGCGTCGATCAGTTTTTTGCGCGGAAGCCTCCTTGCTTGGCGGCGGATTTGGCGGGCTCGCCGGCGGCGCTGGGCTTGCCGATACTGGCGACCCAGGCATTGAAAATCGCGGACGCGGCACCCTGCATCCGCAGCATCTTGGCCTTGGCAGCATCGGTGAACTCGACAGGCTCGCCAGCTTCGTCCACCACCTCTTCGCCCCAGCCGCAGAGCACCTCGGCGGCCAGATCCTCATAGGTGCACGGCAGCGGCTCAGTGAGCACCTCCAGGTCATTGCTGCCCCGGTAGCTCTGCAGCGCCTCGTAGCGCTTGATGGTGGCCACGATCAGCGCATTGTGCTGCTCGTTGAGATCGTCGCAATCCTCCTGGTCCAGCACCCGGAAATGGGCGGTGAAGGTGTAGGCCTTCTTTAGGCCCGCCTTCACCGGCAGATCAACCGATACCGGCCACTCGATGTGGTCCGGCTGGTACAGATGGAACATGGCGAATCAGAAGAAAACGAGGCGGGTTTCGTCGTTGCCGGCTGCGGACTTAGGCAGCGCGGTGAATGGGATCTGCAGCATGCTGACTCCGTCAGAATCAGGGAAGGAGAGGTCGCCGCTGATCGCCGCGCGGGGGCAGAAGAAGATGGAGCTTTCGGTAGCCGTCGTGCCCTGCTGCACAACGAACGGGCCATCGCTGGCGCCGCTGTTGTCAGCCGCAGCGGTGAAGAAGTTCTTCGTCGCCACAGGCGGGTTCTCGATCGTGATTGTGCCGTTCGGGTTGGGGCGGTCGGTGATGCGGGCGTGAGGTTCGCAGCCGATCAGCGAGCGGAACACGGCCGACACGCCCCAGTCGAAGTTGAAGCCTTCGGAGCAGGGATTGAAGCCCTGGAACCGCAACGCCTTGGTGTGGGTCGGGGTGACGGGCACCGGCTCGGCTTGGTTGCTGTAGATGAATCCTTCAGCGCTCTTTGCGGTGGGGGTGGTGTAGCGGCCGACGCCGGTGATGGTGAAGGTGCCGTAGCCGTTCAGAGTGCTGTTGAGGGCCGGGCTGCCGCGGAATCCATCAATCCGGTGAACGTTAACGCCATCCTTCACCGCCACGATGGTGCAGCTGCTGCCGTTGCCGAACGTGCTGATCGGCTGCAGCAGGGACAGCGCGGGGATCTTGTAGCCCACTGCGCCGCCGGTGAACGATGCGGTAGAAGGAACCACCGTCACCTGCCTGGTGGCCCCGTCGTGCGCCACGATCACGCCTTTGTGGCCCGTGTTGGCGCCGCTGGTGATCTCGATTGGCAGCCCCAGGTAAGCGTCGCTTGCGGGGTTGCTGCCCCCCAGGTCCGCCAGGGTGAGGGTGTTGGCGCCGCCTGCGGTGGCCGTACCGGTCAGCTCGGCGAATGCCGAGACGTTCATGCCGGCTGCCTGCAGCAGCGGCGTGAATCGGGGCGCGGTGGCAGCGACGCCAGAGCCGCCCCACTCGAAGGCGATCGTTGCCACCACGTGCTCATTAGTGAGCGGCTGACGGTCGGCACCGAGGAACCCCTTGATCAGGTTCCGCTCGACTCGGGTGCCGGTGATCGGGTTGATCTCCATCGACACGAATTTCATCGCGTCGGTGTTGGCGATTGGGCTGGCCAGGGTTCCGTAACTGGTCTCGGCCTTCACCAGCGCGAAGCTGTTGCGAATCAGGAGTTCGGTCATCAGTCCTTGGCCTTCGGCGCGGGTTGGGGCTTGGCGGGCTCAGGCTTGGGCGCCTCAGCAGCGGGCACCATCTGGCCACTGGGGAGCATCACATACTCGCCAGACAGGCCGTGGTGCTCATAGTGTTGGTCGGCCGCCATGGTTAGGGGGTGAGCTTCCGTACTCTCAGGCTATGGAGCCGCGTTGATCGCGTCGTCGCGGGTGCGATAGCGGATCAGGAAACGCTGAGTCATGCGGCCAGAAGTGGCATCGGCTGCCTCCATCTCTGGCAGGTAGCCATCGGGCTGCACGTCATGGGCCAAGCCGCCAAGGGTGCGGTCGGCCATCATGCGGGCGTGAACGTCGGTCACGATGGGGTCCGCCAGCTGGTCCGGCACATCGCCGCGCACGTAGGTTTCGACCAGGACCACCAACGCGTTGTCAAGGCGTCCCAGACTGGCGCCCGTGGTGCGCGGGGCGTTCATCGGATTGTCCTCGCCAGGGCTGACGATCACCGCTGGGGTTTCGGGCCTGGAGATCGCCTGCACCCGGCTGCGGTAGATCCTGATGCCGACCTGCACCGTGCCCGGCAGGGTGACGGTGTGGATGTGATCGAGGATCTGCTCGCGGAGGCTGGGGGTGGTCATGGTTCAGTCCGGCTCCGATACACCCGCCCGCTCACGCCGCTGGTGGCCGCCAGGGTGGTGGTGACTTGGGCGAGGATTTGTTCGTGTTTGGTGGTGGTCATGGGTGGGGCGTTGTAGTCGGGGGCGCTACGGGGGTTATTCTGTGCTTGGCTCTGGGCGGTTGTAAGCCAACAGCGCAGGAATCCGCTCAGCAGCGATCATCCCAGCGGCGGCCAGTGCCTGTAGGCCGGACTCCAGTCGGGGATCGTCAAGAGCCACCGTGGGAGCGCTTATGAACTCATCCACCAGGGCAGCCACCTGTGGGGACTGCCCGGCAGCGGCGAGGATCGTCACGTATTCAGCGGCAGTCAATCGGTGGATGAATGCAGAGCTGGTGATCAACCCAATGCGGTTCAAGTCGGCATAGATGCGGCCTTGGTGTTTCAGGAACTCCAGCGCAAGCTGCTCGGGCGTGGCGCCGTTGCGGTTGGCGGCTTCCACCCAGCCGTCGATCAGGCGGGTGTCAGTGATGGTGATAGTGAGAGAGAAAAGAGGCATGGTTAAACTCCGGGCTAATCTACCTGTCCGGTCATATACTGAACCGACAGGTAGATGGTGCCGGTTCCGTTAAAATTGCCGCCCACAGCGGTAACAATTACATTCGTGGCGGCAGGAAAACATTCAATGGTGCCTGCAGTCCAATCACGGTTATCGCTGGCGGTGCCAGCAGCGGTGTCGGTGATTGCCCCCCAGCGGTCAGAATCGCTGGCGGTGCCGATTTCATAGCCAGTAGTGCCGTTGCCGGTGCCAAGGCTAGTAGTGACTTTGCTGGTTACCCCCATCACGACCGCACCTGCAGGGATCAGGGCGGTGGCTGTCACACTGGCGCCAGATACCGCGCTGAGCGTGGCGCGGGCTGTAGCGATTGCGGCTCGGTGAAAGTCCGTGTCTGAGGTGTAGGTGTCGTAGACGCGAAAGATTTGGGCAGCAGTACCATCGCGTTGAGCCATAGTGCCCGCAGCTTCACCTGTAATAGCTACTGGGTTATTATTTGCAGTGCCAGTAAAGAATCTAAGCTCAAGGGGACTAAGTGCCGAGCGGCGGCCTGTTGATTGAACAACGCCTAGGTTTGGGGTGTTCCCGCCGCTAATTCTTACAAAACCGGCACCAATACCAGAATCTACAAAAAACTTTGTTACTCCATTTAGCTGCAAATCCAGCAGGTTCCCGGTAAACCCGTTTGGCGCATTAACGCCAAACCCCGTGCCAGCAGTGCTCCAGCTTGTTGACGTGGTGCCAGTTGGTTCAATCAGTAACGCTGGCTTGGTGGTTGTGCTGGTGCCGCCCGTGAACCACGTCCCAGTCAGTGCCATCGGCGGAGTGTTAGCCGCACCATTCGCCACCAGGATCAGCCTTGCCAGCGTCACGGCGCCCGTGGCGCCATCCACGCTGCTGTTGGGGATCGCGCCCAGCGCGCTGCCGTTGCGGTACTGAATCTCGGTGCCGCTGCCTGCAGGGGATGTGCCTGCGGGCAGGTTGGTCAGCTGCGATCCGTCAACCGCTGGCAGCTTCGCCGCGTTGTCGAGCTGCACCACATTGCCGGCGCTGGTGCCGACGTTTTGTGCTGCTGCTGTGCCCAGCGTGGGCAATCCCGACAGGCTGGCGTAAGCGATCTGCGCCCCGTCGCCGCCGTCGTGGTTGTGGCTGTTGCCGTTCGTGACGCCTTGCGCTGCGGGGGCGAAATCACCCGTGCTGGCCGCCGCTGCCGTGCCCAAGGTGGGCAGACCTAAGAGATCGCCATAGGCCCCAGTGAAGCCCACCCGGGCCATCGCCGCGCCAGTGTTCACCAGGATGGTTCCGGTGTTGACGTTCACCCTCACTACGCTGCCGACCTGTTGCACCTCGCCAGATGCCGGGATCGTCGCCACCATGGCGCCGCTAGCGCCGACATAGAGCTGATCGCCCAGTTGGTAGCTGTTGGTATTGAACGGCCTCAGCTCGCCCAGTACCACGGCGTCGCCATCGCCGTTGTTGGCAAGGGTGGTCTCCAGCACGGCAATCGCTGGCATTTTCAGCGGATCGGTCGGGTCGCAGGCCGCCACCGTGATCCGATCGGTGTCGCCCACGCTGCCGGTCGCATAGACCACCGTGCCCGCCTCTAGGGGGCCGCCGCTGGTGTTTTTGACGTGAACGTAGAAGTTCCCGGCGATGCTGCCATGGATGTTTGGGATGACGACCGGCGCGGTGCCGGTGATGGTGAGACCTGTAAATGATGGGCTGTCAGCCGTGCCCAGGCCCAGCAGCGTGCGTTGCGCGGCAGCGTCGAGCGCCTCCACCATGGCGCGGCCTGCAGCGGTGCTAACGCCGGTCCACCAGGCGGCGATGGCCTGCCGCACCCTCTGGGCCGTAAACGCCCGCCGAGTCGTTGCGGTGCCAGCCTCGGCCTCGGCCTGCTCAATGGTGGCGGCGGTCCACTCGCGGGCGTCGCTTAACCTGGCGTCGCTCAGCCCCACATAGGCCGCGGCACCCTCGGCGGCGGTCAGGTAGCCAGGATGCGGGTCGGCTGCTGCCTCATGCGCTCCGATTGCCGCTGCCACCTCCGAGTCTCTGGCGATCCCTGCAGGGATGTCCGAATCGCTCAGCGCCGTGGCCGATTGCCGGTATCGGCCGTCGCCCTCCGCCTGGGTTAGGTACTGAGAGTGCGGGTCTGCAGCTGCTACGTGGGAAGCCACAGCACTGCTGATCGCCGCGCCGGCCAGATTCGCAATATCTTGGGTGGTGGCGTCCTTCGTCGCCCCAGCCTGATCCATCGGCACCCGCTCAGTTCCATCGAGCGGGGTCGTGGCGTTCGGTAGGCCTGTAATCGTGGTTTCAGCCATACCTACAGAATGCGGAGCTGTCTGTTGTCGAGGGTCGTGAGCCGCAGGCCGCTCAGCGTCACCAGGTAGGTGGCCACGGCCTCAATCTTCTCCAGCACCATCACGCAGAACCGGCCATCAGCCAGCTTCAGCGGTTCGTGCTGCAGCTTGTACGTCAATCCCTCGTGCTGCACCTGGTCGCCATACTGCAACTCGCCAAACTGATCGGTCCTGGCGGTGATCGCATAGTCCACCGTCACCACCTGATCATTCATAATGATCTGGCTGGCGCGGTCCATGATGCCCAAACCAACAACGGCCCCAGCAGTGACGCTGGAGCCGAAGTCAGCCAGCAGGAAATCATCGGGGATTTCCTGGATCATGGTTAGACCGCGTAGCGAGCGCCGCCGACAGCCACGCAGGTGACAGTGGCGGAAAAGCTGCCGGTCTCGTCTGTGAAGGCCAGCCGCACGAACTTGCCCACTTGGTTGCGGGGGATCGACAGCTTCTGCAGGGCGGCAGTGCTGCCCAGGTCGGTGAATGCACCACCCGGCACATCCGTAGCATCGCTGCCATCGGAAGCGTTGCCAGACTGCACTTTCACCTTGATCGCGGTGCTGGAGGCGCTGGCGGCGGCATACAGCAGCAGCAGCAGATCGCCGTCAACGCTGCTCACGTCCACCGCAGTGGTGTTGCCCGCGGCGTCGCGGGTGGCAGGAGCCAGGATGGTGAATGCCTGGAGTTGCTCCAGGGCTCTGAGTTCAATGGCCATTGGTTAATCCTCCGGGGTGGGGTCAGGGGTGGAAGTCTTTGCAGAGCGCCGCAGCTTGGGTGGGCAGGCCGGGGCGGGCTCAGGCTCGGGCTCTGGCGCAATCGACGCCATGCCCAGCGCCAGCAGCTCGTTGGCGACGCCTTGCGGAAGGTCAGCCACCTCACCCATGGAGAGGTGGCGACCGTCTGCTCTGCAGTTCGAGAGAATCTGCAGCCTCATAATCAGGTGCCCAGAGCGAAGGACTGCGGGCGGCGCACTGCTACGTCAAAGTCCTGATGCACGGTCATGATCACCTGGCCGCTGGCCGACTGAGTGTAGGGATCAATCACAAGATCCAATCCAGACCACATCCCCACCACGCAATCGGCGAAGTTGCCGAACAGTACGTCGTTCTGCTGCATCTGGTTAGACACGGTGAACTGGTAGCCGTTCACGGTGCCGGCATCGGTCATGATGTAGTCAGAACCAGCAGCGGATGCCCGCAGGGTCTGCTTCAGTGCGCCGCGCACCACGCTGTTGCCGATGTGGCGCATCGATCCGGCGTCGAGGTTGTCGATCGCCAGTTCGGTTTCCAGGTCCACGTAGTCGCCCCAGTCGCCGCAGTTCAGGGCCGAGCCGCCGCCGAGGCTGGCGGGGAAGTCCTTGGCGGTGCCACCAGCGAAGGTCACCGAGCCGATGCCGGTGGTGTTGATGATGCCTAGCGGCTGGCCGTTGGAGCCGGTGCCGTAGCCGATGGTGTAGTCCATGCCCAAGGCAATGGATTCAGCAATGTCAAGGCGCACCAGGTTCTCAATATCAGGCGAGGACTGAAGCATCATCCTGCGGCTGATCGGCACGCGAGCACCAATCGTCCGGGGGATCATGTTCACCAGCCCGAATGTCAGCTTGCTGTTCGTGACGTCTTGGTTTTCGCCGACGAAGTAATACTGGCTGGAGCTGAGCTTCTTGGGGATCTCAACGTTGCCGTCCAGACCGGAGAGCATGGTCAGGCCGCTGTTCAGGAAGGCTGAACGGTTTCTGATGAGATCGATGAACTGTGCATCCAGTCGATTGGTGCCCACAAGCGCACCACCGTCGCCGAAGGTGCCAACCACCTGGCCAGGGGTTTCAGCGGCGCGGCTGGAGCCAATTGCCTCCCAAGGGATCATCACGCCGTTTGGGGTCGTGGCGTCCTTCATGCGAGAGCGCTGAATTGCCGCAGCGTGGCCCACTTCCAGCTCGAAGGCAGCGGACTCGGCAAGCCGGCGATCCTGCGGGTCAAGCATGTGACGGATGAGCCGCACAACGCTGTAGCGCTTCACCTCACGCTTGCTCAGGCCGATCTCACCAGCGCCAGCGTCATGCACGCGGCCCTCGAATTGGACCTTGCGCATGCCCAGCTGCTGCATCACCACCTCACGGGCGGCATCGATGCTGGCGTCATCGTTGATAAGTTTCTCGGCCAGCTCGGGGAGCTGGAACTGGTCGCACATGCCGCGGATGGAAGCAACACGCTCGCGCTCAGCGCGCCGAGCGTCCTGCTGCACCTCCGCCACGTTGATCTCAGTGGTCATTTGGATTTGATCAGTGGGGTCAGTCCGCTCGGCGGTCTGTGCTGTCAGGCTATGGAGGGCCTTGCTAACGGCAGACTTGACCAACTCGGGGTCAATCGTGACGGTCGGCTCGGCTGGCGCAGGGGGCTCAGGGGTGGGCTCAGCGGCGGGCTCAGTCTCTACCCAAGGGTCATCCATGGCGCGGCCGAGGCCTACGGTTTGGTCGGCGGGGACGCTGACGCTGGAGACTTCCAGCACGTTCCATTCGGTCACGTAGAAGCCGTCGGCGCGTTCGTCGATCTTGTTGATCTCGTACGCGAACGAGACATTGCGCACGATGCCAGCTTCCACATCCTGCCGGCGCTTGTATTCCTCGCTGCCCTTCTCCAGGGTGTTGGGCGACCAGCGAACGGTGGAGTAGAGCCGGCGATCGTCGCCGAGCCAGGCCTTTTCCGCGACGCCCAGCACCACATCCCGGTTGTGGTTCCACAGATAGACGCCGCCGTCGTTCATCCGGCCCAGGTCTACGGATCCTTCCTCGTGCACCAGGATCTCGCGGCCAAACCAGCGGTCGACGGGGGCCTCAGAGCTGAAGCTGAAGGTCAGGGTTTCGTCGGTGCTTTCTTCGACGCGGAGGCCCATCGGGAGCTCTCGCCGCTGAGGGCCTTTGAGTTTCGTGAGATCCAAAGCCGGATAGTCGCTGGCCTCAGGCTACGGATGGCCGGGGCTGAGCTTCCGCATCCTCAGCATCCCCCCCGTCGTCGTCGGGGTCTTCCGTCTCGGGCTCAGGGGTGGGTGGCTCCACCACGGGCTCAGGCGGTTGCTCGACGGTGGGCATCAGGCCCAGTGACTCCTTCAGTTCGTTTTCCATGGCGATCTGAGCCATCACCTGCTCAAACTGCTCGCCGCTGTATTCAGTTATCAGCTCGCTGTGAGATTTGAGTAGCATTGCCTTGGCTTTTTCCATGGCGGAAACATCCTTAACTGGGTCCACCCAGTCCCATGATCTAGCCTGCCAGCGCGGAGCGTTATACCTTTCTGGGCGAGTCCAATAATCGGAGAATGCAGGCGAAGGCAATTCGCCCGCCAGCATCGCAGCGCGTAGCCACTCTTCAAATACGCGCTGGTGAAACACCTCAATGATCGCGCTTTGCACCACCCGCCAGTGGTCGCGATCTTCCAGCACGCTGGTGCGCATGCTGCTGTAGTTCGTGTCGCTGAAGTCCTTGCTAATCGTTGCATACGAACACCCGAACCCAGCCGCAAACCGCCTGGTGAGGTTCTTTACGACTGCATCGTATTGGCCATCATCCGGCCCGAAGTTCGGCGGCACCGGAACCTCGCCGGCCTCAAGGATGTTGTAGGCGCCGGGCTCAGTGTTGAATAGCCGCTGACCGTTCTCCACCGCATCACCGGTCAGCCCGGCATCGGGCGTTTGAATCCACCCCAGCGATGCCGCCTGGACGCGCTTCCGTACTAGGTGAGCCTTTTCGTATTCAGAGAGCCCATGCACCGTCGTAATCACCGACGCCAACCACGGCACCCCACGGTTCTGCCCGATCCGCTCCGGCAGGAACACATGAATCATGTCCGCCGCCGGCACTAGGAGGTGCTTCCGCTCCACGCCGCGGCGGTTTAGGCCGAGCTCCACATCGCCAGGGTGGCGGGTCAGGATGGCGTACCGGGTCGGGCGGCCCCATTGGTTGATCTCGACGCCCAGCCGCCATTCGTGGCCGGCGCGGTCTGAAACACCAGACTTGTCCTCATCGAGCTGGTGCGCCTCGATCAGCTCCAGCGCCAGCGGGGTGCGGCCCTGCCCCATCGGCTGCCGCACGATCCTGATCAGGCATTCGCCCGACTCCGGCAGGCTGCCGGCGATCATCATCTCGAAGCCGTGAAACGACAGCCGGCCCGCCACGTCGCAAGTGTCTGGCCGGCACCAGCGGCGCCATGCTTCCTCCAGCAGCCGGTTGCGGCGCACGTCCTTTTCCGTGCCGTTGGGGCGCATCACCTGCCCCTGCATCTGAATCCCACGCGGGCCCACCACGTTGATCTGCGTGGTCCGCTTGGCCTGGCGGGCGTAGGGGTTGTCCCTGACCAGCTGGTGGCAACGGTCGCGCAGCACCTGCAGGCTGACGCGCAGCTCGGCGTCTGCGGATGTGGTCGGTGCCACCAGGTCATGGAGCAACCGGTTGCGCCGGGCGCCCTCGAACATCCGCTGAGCTTGGTCGCGCATTCGCAGGCCTTCTCTGCCGAACCTCTCCAGCGCTTCAGGGCTCGCAACGCTTAGCCATCGCCCGAATTGCTCGGACGTCATCCGAGCCGGGGCAATTTCAGAGCCAGTGCCAATAAGCGCAATCTCGCCTTTTCCGTATCGCGCAAAAAGCGTTTGCTGCCTCAGCCAGGATCGAACACCCATCAGCTCACCCCCGTGAAGCGCACATAGAGCCGGCGCGGATCGCCGAGGCCCTGCGCGATCATCTCGGCGCGTTTCTCGCGGGCGACTTCAGCCTTGAGGCGGTCGCGCCAAACAATTAAATCGGGCAGATCGACACGCTTTACGCGTCTGCCTCCGGAACCCAAAGAGCCGATCTGATACTCAACCGCGCCACCTACCAAGGCCCGAATGGCTTCCTCGGCGGCAGCTAAATCTTTCTCAGCCTGACTGCGATCGTCGAACGCGCCAGGCGTTCCGCTGAAGGTCAAAGTTTTGCGGGCGGTCAGGCTGCCGCGGCGCAGAGTGTGCGGCACGCCGTCAACCGTGGCCACCACTTGCACGGTCCAGTCGCCCGGCGCCATCGTGGCGGTCGTGGCCGTGCTCAAGGTGATGCGCCAGCCGTCGTCTGTCAGGGTCGCTGGGGCCTCGACGCCAGCGCCGGCCGTGGTGGCACGCAGCCAAACAACGACAGCCGTAGCGTCATCAGGCGCAGGCTCAAGCCAGGTGACCTGATCGCCTTGGTAGATCTGCAGCGGCTGGGTCATTGATCAGTGTCGGCAGCCTGTCTAGATCCTGACTCAAGACTAGGGAGAACAGGAAAAGGCGGGTTGCCCCGCCTTACCTGGCCGCCGGAAGCGGCCCTCGCCTTGCCCCGCCAGTCCCTACCCCGCCATGCCTGGCCTAGCATCGCCTAGCCGCGCCCCAGGGTGCCGCGTCTGCCCTCAAAAGAGAGCAGCAGGGAGCCTCCGCAGAAGCTCCGTGCTGCTGTCTGCAGCCCTTGCCAGGCCCGGCCATGCCTCGCATGGGCTCGCCCCGCCACGACGTACCGCGCTGCGCCTGGCCTTGTCCACCCCTTGTGAGGGTGGCAGGGAGGCCGGAGCCTCCGTGCCACCGTCTGTGGTCCTTGCCAAATCCCGCCGGGCCATGCCTTGCCCCACCCCACCGCACCCTACTGCGCCGTAGCGTGCCGAACCTGGCCCTGACCTGCGTGACCGGGCCATGCTGGGACTTACACCAGAGGATGCCCAGCGCATCAGGCCACCTCCGCCAGCAGTCGATCCAGTTGCTCGGCGACAGGAACCACCTCGGCGTCGAAGCGGCCATGCTTAGGCCGCCAATCGCCAATCCCCACCAGCTTGCCGGCGTCGATGGCGATCTCTTCAACGTCCCGCATGTTGAGCACGTCGGGGTCGTACTGAGCCAGCGCAGTGATACTCCAGTTGCGGAACACGGGGCGGGTGCGCATCACCTTGGCCATGCCCACCTTGACGCCGATCGTGTGGGTGAAGTCACCACTGGCGAACATCTCCGAAAGCGTCTCGTCGGTGATGGTGTCGGGCTTGCCGTCAAACTGCAGAGAGGCGTGCTCAGTGAAAAACAGGCCGCACTTCGCTTGGGGGCCGCGCTTGGACTTTTTAGCGCCGCTGATCATGGCGCTCTCAATCACGTAGTCGGGGATCACCAGATCGCCGTCGATGCGGTACAAGCCAGCCAGCCATTCAAGGCGGGCCATTTCATCGTAATCAGCGTCGGTCTTTTTGCGCTTGCTGCTGACTGCTTTCATCGCCTTCGCGTAGGTATTTCGCGGATCGGCGGTCTGCCCGTTGTGGCACAACAGTGGGCTCACGCCCTGCAATCGAATCTGAACAGAAGGAAGGCTGGACATTTTGTCTCCGTGAAGTTGCTGGAACAGAAAGTGAAGGCGGAGCGATGTGAACCGGATCGACTTGCTTTTTGGGGTCCAGCTTGAATCGTTGGCGCCGAACAGAGTTAGTAATGCCGTCATGGCATTCAGAGCACAGCGTCAGAAGATCTGACATTTGCTCGTTACCAAATGACGGGTACGAAAAGTTCGGTGGGCCAGCGTTCTTGTGATGAACCTGAAGCACAGGCCAGCCCAGCTCAGCCAACTGCGCAGCAGTGATGCCGCACCCTTGGCACTGGTGGCCGTCGATCTCAAGGCGTTGCTGTCTGCGCTGCCGCCACTGGCGAGACAGGTAGTAGCCGCTAGGTGTGTTCAAGCATGATGGATCCAACCTTTCGGCTGGGCGATCGTGGCTGGCCAAAGGCCAGGGGCATGCCGGGGTACCAGCCCGGCTTGCTCCGCCCACCACTTCGGCCGGAGCGCCAGCCGCCGCTAAGCTGCTGACTGTTGAATCATACCACGATCAGAGCATGGCGGAAGGGGTACGGGTCCAAATAGTTCTGCCACCATCGGTGGCGCAGGCGCTCAGGCAGCGGGCAGCCGCAGAAAAGCGCACAGTCAGCTCGCTGGGTGGCTACCTCATCGAATCGGGGCTGCAAGGCTTGCCGCCACTGCCGGAGGCCTGCTGAGCTGATTCAGATCACCTTGAACGACCTTGCCCGGCGCGGCGCGGGCTCTCCCTTAGAGGCTACGGAGGCCGCCAGCTGGGCCGCCAGCTGGTCCCACATGGTTTGACGGTTGTAGCGGCGGCTTACTAGCTGGAGGGCGGCGTAGGCGTACCGGGTGCAGTCACCCGCCTCATCCCGCATTCCGGTCGGGCAGTCCCAGTGGTATTCCCGGCCGCGGCTGCCCTTCTTCGGCATGCGCTTCCACGGGAACAGCTCCGCCAGGAACTGATCGGTCGAGGCCTCGCCCAAGTGCAGATACCCAGGCCCAGGGAGCTCGTTCCGCAACCGGCCCTGTAGGTGCGAGACGCTCGTTTCGTACCCGACCCGATACAGCAGCAGGCCTTTTTTCTGCACCGGCTGATTCTTCCGGTTGATGTCAACCGGCGTGCCGCGGCCCACCAGTGGCCTGCCTTTGGCGCCATCACCACGCACCGGCACCCACAGGCCGCCCTGCTTTCGGCACCAGTCCCTAATCTCCTGTGTCGAGTGGCCGCCTTCGTCGATGGCCCCCATCGCCAGTGGCACCTCAGCGCCATCCTCTCGCCGCCACTTCGTCGCGGCGATCCGCTCCAGTTGCTCCAGCGTTTCCTTCTGCTGCGGGTCGCCGTCGATCTCCCAGTGGCCCAGGTGCCAGCCTTCCTCGCCGCGGCCCCATCCCCACACCGTCACCACAACCCGCTCACCTACTGAGCCGCCGCCGCCCTGCACGTCCACTCCTGCGGTGATCAGCAGCACGCCATTGGGCACGGTCCCGGCCGGGTAGCCGTTGCCGCCCTCGATGTTCTTCCGCCGCTCCGCCAAGCCGTCGCAGGTGAGTTTGCCGGCGATGCTGTCTTCCCAGGGGATCCCCAGCACGGTGTTGTGGTAGGTCTGCATCGGGTCGGTATCACCCCGGCGCATTGCTTCCAGTGCTTCCTGGTACTCGCTGATCAGCTTCGACCACACCGCCCCGGCGTGGTAGCTGTACGCCGCCCAGATGTACTGGCTCTCAACTGCCGGCTCACCCTCGGCCGTCAGCGCTTGCTGTGAGCGGTCCAGGCCCAGTGGGCAGGCCCAGCCGCCGTGGGCGTCCATCTCCCGCAGGGAGGTGTAGCGGATCGGCTCTTTGCAGTTCTCGCACTCGAAGGTGCCGGCGTCGGGGCCCTCCTTTGCCATCGCCTCCCACCGCAGCGGCTGGTAGTGGTTGCAGTGCGGACACGGCAGATGGCGGTACTGCTGATCACCACGCAGGAACCACTGATGGGTCTTGTCGTTCGGGAAGATCGGCGTGCCGCCGATGATCACCTTCGGATTCCAGGAGGTCTCTGTTCGGCGGATGCCCAGCTTGATCTGGCAGCCTTCGTTGATTCGGTCGTAGGCAGACGGTTCCTCAAAGATCACCACCGGCCGCTCCTTGCGCCGGAATGACTTGCCACTCTTGGCGTTCACGATGTCGATCAGTGCGCCATTCGTGAGCTTCTTCAGCAGGATGGTGTTGGTAGCCGTGCCGCGAGATTTCGACTCCGACAGCAACCCACCCAGGCAAGGCGTGTCAGCGAACAGGTCGCTGATGTCTTCCTTGCTGTACTCCTCCGCGTCCTTTTCGATCGGCTGCACCACCATCACCTTCGATGGTTTCCAGTGCGCGTAATACTGCACCGCGCCGATCTTCACCGACTCCGACCAGCCGACACGGGCGGACTTCATGCACACGAAGATCGGCACCCGCCGCGAGGCGAAGGCGTAGAACCAGTAGGCCTGATAGGGCCGGGTGATCCATGGGCCCTTGCTGGCCGCGTTGCCCGTCACGTGGCCGTAGGTATCGGCATACTCCACGCCGCTGAGCACCGGCCTGGGGCGGAAACACTCGGCGATCCCTGCCGCCAGGGCTGGTACGTCTCGGGTGATCATTCCTCTTCCTCCTGATCCATGCGCCAGTCCGCCACGGCGGTGAGCACCTTGGCCACCAGCCGCTCGATCATTTCCTCGTCGCTGATCGACAGGTGCGGCAGCTGCTGCTTGATCTGCTTGGGCAGCGCCTCCAGCTGGTTCTTCAGGGTCAGGGCGATGGCCATCTGCGCCTGCTCCACGTCGGCCTTGTAGACCAGCTCGCCGGCTTTTTGGCGGCGGTCGAGTTCGGCGATCAGGCGTTTTTCGCGCTCGTGCCAGGCGCGCTCTTCGTTGTAGTCCGGGGTTTCGGTGGTGTCGGGGGTCGGGGTGGCCGGGGGGGCGGTGCGCTTGCGGGTGGGCGGACCGGAATCCTGGGGCTGGGGGATGGTGTCGGCGCGGGCGGAGGGGGCGGGCGCCTTGTTCGAGTTGGTCGCACGGCGCCTGGCCGCCTCCCACTGCTCCCTGAGCCCGTCGCTTTCGACCATCCGCTGCTTGCCCACCATGACGCAGGGCAGCTCTTGGTTATTGATCTTTCGGTACAGCCCGCCAGCGCTCTTTTCGCCCAAAAATGCCGCCGCGTCCCTAATGCTCAGCAGCACCCGAGGCATTCACGATTCACATTCACAAGCTATGGAGCTGTGAATGGCCGCCGGGGCAGGCATGATACGGGGGAGGGGGAAAGTGTGCTTGCGCCCAGGCTGGCGCTGCACGGATTCACAGTATTCCAGAACCGTTATCGCCAAAAAGTTCAACCTTCGCATACACCCGACGCGGCTTTTTCCACAGAGGACCCGCTTATGCGCATAGCCGCATACCCAGCCATCACCCGCCCTCACCCGAACCCAGCCCGCCGCAGCTCCGCCTCCAGGCTGCTCCTGATCAGCCGGGGATAGGTGCGCTCCACTTCTTCGTTGAGGATGCGCACGATCGGGAAGCGCCGCTCATGGTTCGGCGCATCGTCCAGCACCATGAAGGCGGTCTCCACGTCGCGGCTGCCACCGCCAGGGGGGCGGTAGAGGATCGCCCGGCCTGAGCGGGACATGAAGAACTGGCCAGCCTGTGCCCGCCTGCGCTGCGACCGGGCGCTGTTGCTGGCGTTCATGTAGGACAGGCTGCCCTGATACGCCTTGAGCTGACTCAGCAACATCGACATGGTGCCGCGTGGCACGTTGCCGTACGGGTCTCCCTGCCACTCGCGACGGGGCACGATGTACTGGCCGCGGCCGATGGCGCCAGCGCCGCGCAGGACCGACTCAGAGCGCTTGTGCGAGCGATCCCCACCACGGGCCATAGCTGAGAGGTACTTGCCGGCTGGTGTGCCCTTGGTGGCGAACTGCTTGAAGCCCACCTCAGCCCGCATGCGGTTCGGGTTGGCGAAGCTCACGTATGTGCTGCGCTGAGTAAACGGCGTCGGCCGATCGATGTACCGGCTCATGCTGTCGGTGATGGCCTTCTGCCCAGCCTTGGCGCTGTCGGTCATGGCTTGGGCCACGGCATAGCGGAACTGCAGATCCGTCAGCAGCGCCAGCTTGCCGACCTTCTCGGGGATGTTGGTTGTGATCGAGAGCTCCAACATCACCCCTCCCCCACCGGCACGTCCAGCAGCTCCTCCAGCTCCATCCGCTGCAGCTCAAGATCAGTCGGCAGATCCCAGGCGGCGAACTCATCGGGATCAGCAGCGCTGACAACGGTTAGGCAGCCGATGGAATCCCACGACGACACCCAGTTAAGGATCAGCTCCTGCCACCAGGCCAGCCACGGTGTCGAGCGGTCCAGCAGGTGCCAAGGGGTGGCGGCGCGTTTCACGGTGGCAGGGCATCTGCGCACAGTCTGCCAGCAGGCATGAAAAACCCCCGCCTGCCAGGGCGAGGGTCACGGTCCACTCGATGCGCCATGCACCGAGGGCAGCCTACAGGATGGCCGTCAGGCGGCGGCTAGCTGCGGCGATGGTCGAAGGCGTGCATCTCCCACTGTTCGGCGTAGTCGGACACCTGCTGCAGCAAACGGAACGCCTCGGCGCGCTCATCGCGGGCCCGCTGCCACGCGGCGGGATCCTGAGGGTAGAAGTCGCGTTGATTGCAGGTAGCAGCAGCGAGGGCATCAGCAGCGGCTGCGATGGCCCTGCGCACGGCTTGGTACTCACGATAAAGGGAGTCGGCGCCGGTGCCGTTCAGGTGGATTGTGGGCAGGGTGGGGGCGGTCATGGCGGAACGACGGGTGGAGTGGTTGCCGGGGTGGAGCCCCCGGCGGGCTGGGGTGGGTCAGGCGGCGCGGCGACGGTTCAGCTCTTGCCCGTAGGTGCTGGCCTCGTCTGCGTAGCGGCCAGCAGCGATGGGGTCGAAGCTGTCGAAGTTGCGGGCGCACTCGGAGGCGTCGCGGATGCTCCAGAGCAGAGCGGCGACGGTCATGGACTTGGCCTTGGTTTCCCAGGTGGCGAAGTCAGCGGCGGTTGCGTGGCTGGTCATGGCTGGCTGGCGAGTGGTGGAGGGCGTCCCTCCGATGCACATACCTTAGCGCGTCCCTTACGGTGTGGCGACCATCAGGGCGGCCAGTTCACAATCCGTCACGCTTGCGGCGCTGAGCGCGTCTGACCCGTTCGGCGTGAGCCGCCTTGCCCTCCGGCGTGATGCGCTCCCAGCAGCTGGCGCACAGGGCGCCATGGGCGCCGCGGTGGACCTTGCCGCAGGCAGTGCAGCAGGGGCGCTCCACAGGCGGCAGGCGTCCGGCCTGGCGTTCTCTCCAGCGGCGCTGGTGTTCGGCGTTGGTGAGGGGCATCAGAGGTGTTCGGCAAGGTTGATGCCGGCGGCACGGCAAGCAGCGCGAGCCTTGCTCTGGGCGTCAAGGGCTTGGCGGTAGGCGTAGTGGGCTTGCCAGAATGCAGCGTCGGCCTGCCGATAGTGATCTAGCAGCGCTTGCTGTTCTGAAGTGAGTGGTGCGGTCGCAGAGTTGGGACGGGCTGGTAAATCCAGCGTGGACTCGGCGACGTTTGGTGGCTCCCAATCAGGATGCCGCCAAACCAGATAATCAAGGCCGCCAGAGGCAAGGACTGGAACTTCAACGCACTTGCCTTCCGTTTTGATGTAATGGCAGCCGGAATCACGGTTCCATTGTTCCTCTCGAATTTCAACGATGGTCTTGGCTTCAGGGTTGCATTCGAGAAGGTGCATGGTTGGCGGGGCATGGGGTTGGTGGGGTCAGGCATTAGGCGGGGATTCCTAGTGGCTTGCCGAGGATCTCCAAGCGGTCGAGCCGAACGATCGCGTGGGCGTTTTGCTCTTCGATCGGTCGCAAGGTGCCGATGATGCCCACCAGGCTGCCCTCATCCATCGACTCGAACGCTTCAATGTCGCGCTCCCGGTGCGCGTGGCACTCGACAACAAGCTCAGGCCGCTGGCCCTTGCCGTTGACGGTGAGCAGGAATGACACGTGATCAGCGTGGCACTGCAGCTGTGAGGCACGGCCGACGAGGGTGATGCTGCGTTTTGACATGGCGGAATGGATAGCAGTGGAGTGATTGCCGGGGTGAGCCCCCGGCGGGCTGGGGTGGGTCGCTCAGGCGGCGGCTAGCTGGCGGCGCTGGGCAGGCTGCTGAGCCTCGCTGGTGAACCCTTGATAGCCGTACTTGGCGGCCAGCGTCTCCAGTCCGCCGGGGTTGCTGCGGCTCTTGCCGCACCATGCGGGCTTCCAGTACCAGCAGCTGCGGCCGGAGTGCCAGCGGCACTGCTGAGCCTTGAGCTGATCCTTGACGGGCTTGGTGTCACCCTGCACCCAGATCCAGTAGCCGATCAGGCTGATCTCCAGGTTGGGGATCTTGAGCAGTTCAGCGATCACATCCATGATCTCTTGCTCCGACTTGGCGTTGTACTTGTAGGTGCGGCCGTCGTTGGTCTTGCCGTTTTGGCCACTCAGGGCAGCGTGGTAGGCGGCGTTGATCGCCTTCATGGTCTCCAGGTCGCCGCCGAGGTCGGGGTGGTGCTGGCGGGCGAGATCGCGGTAGGCGCGCTTGATTTCTTCAGGGGTGCTGAGGCCGGCGAAGTAGGTGGCGGTCATGGCTGGCTGGCGAGTGGTGGAGGGGCTTGCCTCCGATGTAAATATCCTACACCACTCCGAGCGCAAGTGAGCGCAAATGCACCCAAGCAGGCAGCCAGTTAACCGATCGTCACGCTTCGCCCAGCAGCTCGCGAAACTGCTTCAGGGTCATCACCACGAACTGATCGGCCGCGGCCGTGCTGCCCTTGCGCTTTACCACCAGGGCGTGGAGGCGCTTCCCGGCGTTGACCTGCTGCTCCATCGCATCGCGCAGCCAGGCGCCGAGGCTCAGGGTGCGGCAGCACTTCGCCTGAATTGCACAGCTCGGTGTCCAAAGATCCCCGCGGTCGAGGGTGGCGCCAGCAGGGATGCGCTCGCAGGGCATGCGTTCGGCCAGGTAGTCAGCGATCAGTCGCTCAAAGGCCGAGCCCTTGCGTTTCTGGGGGTTGGCCATGGGTCAAGCGCCGAGACGTGCGGCGAGTCGCTGCAGAGCAGTCTGAGGGCAGCAGCTGCTCTCCACCTCGCTGCCGTCGGGCAGATAGATCGCGTTGCGCTGATACGGCTCCAGCGTGAGGGGCGGGCTGTAGCTGGGGACAGGCAGCGGCGGCACCCACTCGCGGCGCCACCAGGCCACCACGGCGCCACCCAGCAGCACTGCACGCTGAGCCTCTCCAGGTTGCGCCTGCGGGTCGGTGCGGGGCAGCCAGTCGCCGAACGTGAACGGGCAGGGCCGCAGGGGCGCCGCTGCGGGGGCTGCAGGCGATGGGGCGGGTGTGGGCACCGGCGGGGGGGTCGAGGCGCCTTCCTGGGCCACGGCGGCGCGCAGCTGCTGCAGGACGTTCACGGGGAGGGGATGGCTAGGAGACGTTGGGCGATGGTGTCGAGCGATTCACGAATGGGATCCGCGGCCGCACTGATCGAATTGTCCACGGACATGGCCCCGATCAGTGTCGCGGCAGCCTGAAGGGAAGCATCGCCGCTCCATCCGTACTCCACAAAGCGACGAGCGATGGCATCAATGCGCGCCGCGTGGTCGGAGTAGGAGGAAGAACTTCGAACGCCGGATGGGGTGTTCCACGTGATCAGACGGGACGTGTCGGCCGATTCCATGCAGCGATAGCGGGTAGGGGCATCCTACCGCCAGTTGCACCCATCAGCACCAAACAACCGGATTTCGGAGGGTTGAAAGCGATTCCACCCCATTTCAACCCATTTCAACCCTGGCGGTGTGAAATAGAATCCTGTCCACGACAGGCGACTTGCCCTATTCCACCCATTTCACCCCATAGGGAGAGAATTACTTTTATATTCTCTCTCTTTATTTTTTCTTAACCTCCAGGGCCCTCTCTCCCCTTCTTTCCCCGTAAGTGGGTGGAATGGGTGGAATTGCCCCTAACACCAGTCATTCCAATGGATTGCGTTCACACCGCCCGGTGTGGAGTGGTGTGAACGGGGTGGAATGCCGGGTGGAATGCCCTCAGTCGGGGTGAGGGCGCTTCAGGCAGGCGGCAGCCACTGCAGCGACCGCTGCACCTCCCTGAGCTCTCCCATGTCCGGGGCATCGCTAACGACGTGCTCCAGCCAGGCGCGGCGCTCGGCAGCCTTCATGCGCTTCTGCGGCAGGCACCACTTGCGCAGCTGATCGAGGGGCACAGGGATAGGGCCATTGGCGCGGCGCCACTCCTGACCACGGGCGAGCAGCTCCTTGACCTTGCCGGTGGCATCGGCATCCCGCACGGCGCACAGCACCCGATCGCGTTCGACGATCAGCATGCCAGCGAAGCTGATCGCTGCCATCAGGGTGTCGGCGCTGATCGGGCCATTCATGCGAATGCCGCTGGCGCCGCAGCGGATGGCGTGGATGAGCAGGGCCAGGGTCAGCGTGGTTCCGCGCAGCTTGATGATGTAGCCCTTATCTTCCTGCAGAGTGCGCGCCCTGCGCATCTCCAGCAGGTCATCCACCCACTGGGTCCACAGGGGGATGGCATCTTCCGCCAGCAGGATCTCGCAGCTCTTGCCAGGCGCCGGCATCGGCAGCCGCGCTGCGGTGGCGTCAATGGCCTTATAGAGGTTGGATAGCACCGGGGTGAGATGCACCGTGGTGGGGCGGTAGCGGTAGTCCCACTCAGGGAGCTGCACCATGTGGAACCGGGCCCACAGGCCATCGGCATCCGGCACGCCCTGGCAGGCCTTCACGTCTGCCTCCCATAGGCCAGCGATGCGGGCCGGCTGCAGGTTGCCGAACAGCGAGCAGCGCGGGTTCTGGATGAGCACCTCGGTGCGGTTAACCCGATCAGTCATCAGGGACGACCCAGAGCCGATCGAGAGCCACTTCGGGCGATCACTCTTGCCGCCACGCTCACGGCAGAGGTTGGCGAACCAGCCAGAGAGCTCATCGTGAAACGACAGGTGGCCTGGCGTCTCGGCGCTGAGCAGGTTGATCTCCAGCTTCTCGATGGTGGTGTCGGTGGAGATGATGTAGCGCCGCTCGGGCTGCGGGTTCTCTGCCAGAAAGTCGCCGACCGGATCTTCAGAGCCGCCGGCGTCGTCGCCATTGCGGCGCCGCTTCTCGGCCTCCTCGGCCTTGGCCTTGCCGCGGTTCCACTCTTTGATGGCAGCCTCATGCTTCTCCCGCTCTGCGGCGTGCCAGGCCACCAGCGGTCGTTCGATGGCGGGTGCGGTGATGGGCGACTTGCCGGCGCTCACGCCACCGATGGACATGCCCCACAGCACGGCGATGCCGCGCACTTCATCGCCTGAGCGTGGGACGCAATGGGCACGGTTGCCAATGATGGACGCCACCGTGGTGAGGATCGGCAGGTAGAAGCCGCGTGCGGGCAGCTGCTGCTCTTCGGCGTAGCTCAGCAGCTTGGTGGCCATGTCCGGCGGGAACAGCAGCTGAGGAGTGACGACCGCGGCCAATTCCCCGGCATCGCGGAAGCTCTGCAGCTCCGCCAGCAGGTCGCTGCGGGCAGCAGCGGCGTCTTCATCGTCGAGGGGCTCCGTCTGCCATGGATCGGCCGCTGCGGGCTCCACCGGCGCGTCAGGCGGGATGAACTGCTCGCCGTTGAGGGGTGGGGTTGGCGGGTCAGGCTTCGGCTTGGGCTTGTCGATCACGAACAGCGAGCGCTCGCCGAAGCTGTCGTGATCCTCGGTGCGGACATAACCCCAGGTGCGGCCATCGTGGCCGGTGACCGTCTCGCCCTTTTTGCTGCAATCAGGGGCTGATTTCGTCTCGCCGTGGCAACACCAGACCGAATCGCCGTCCTGATGGATGCTGCAGGCGCCGGAGTGGTCGCGGCCGCACATCGGGCACGGTTGCCGCTGGCTGCTGTTGCGCCAAGTGCCGGATGCGTTGCTGTAGCTGCGCGGCCCGCGTGTGACCTGAGGCGAGATTGAGCGTCGTGTTTTCGGCCGCAGTGGTCGATCACCGCAGAAGACGCCCTGCAGCAGCGCGAACCATTCAGCCGGCAGCGGCTGCGCATCGGCAGGTGGCCGGCCGGCCCAGGCGTACTGATCGTCGTTGTCGGTGAAGTGAGATTCCTTGGTGTAGTGCTGGCCCAGCACCACCACCTGAGTGCCGTGCTTGGCAAAGACGGCAAACTCCTCGCCCTTGTCATCGGGCCCACCTTCGCCAATGCCGACCTTCACGGTCTTGCCGCCGGCGGCAAGGATGGCCTTCTGCTCAGCGGTGACGGTGTAGACCAGCTTCAGCCGGTCGCTGTTGCCGGTGCGCACGATGCGCCAGGTGTCGGCTGTGTACGGATCGCAGCCATGCTGCTGGCAGAACGCCGCGGCCCTCGGCCCGTCAATGTCGATGGCGATGTGGCTAGGGGCGGCGCCGATGTGCCAGCAAACGCATTCAGGCGCCGTGGTCTGTAGCTCGGCCACGGGCACGCCGGCATGGTTCTCCCAGCCGTCACCAACGAGTGGCCGTTTGTCAGGCGCGCCAGGGAGCAGCGGCCCGAAACTGGCGAGCATCGGCAGGCGTTCCAG